TTCAGTCCCTGAACTGATGTCTGTCCTCAAGTCATGGACAGCCTTCTGGCTGCCCCATATGCTTGGAGACGACACACCAGTTCAGCGATTCAACCCTTACAGTCTTATTACAAGTGAATTTCGCAAATTCATTCGTAATAGAGTGACTGGTGGGAGAAAGGCTAGGAAGTACAGAATAGGTGCTCTTTTACTGTACTCTAAGCGTTTGTTTCCGTCTTTTACAGTGGAGATGGTGAGAGAAAAGGTGGATGAATTTTCTAAATCCGTTGCCCGTATCGAACCGTCTGTGCTGCCACGTAAGCGGCGCATGTTTCTCGAGATCCAAAGAACCTTAGATGAGTTCTGTCCCCCTGGTGAGGAAATGGTAGCAGATTACTGTAAACCATTTCCCCCCAGTGTTTCTGCCTGTCATGAGTATTCTCGTCAAGAAGGGGGTCTTCAAGCCTACATACGGGATTTCCCGTTGGAAGGTTTCCTTGAAGATCCCATCGTGAAGAAAGTGCTCCAACAGTTCAGATTGACAGACACTGATCTTTCGTCTAATGGGCCGTTGAACTACCTCTGGGAAAGAATGTTGAGACACCTGATTGCTGAAGCGATTGGAGAATTGGGCCTCCCGGAATCGGAATGGAAACCGATGATGGTGGGCGCAACGGGTTTGACGGAACCCCTGAAAGTTCGGATTGTTACGAAGGCGGAGTGGTTTCTGCAACTACTTACCCCGGTCCAAAAGGCCTGGCATAGTAAGATGCGTGAACACCCGGTCTTCCAACTCATTGGCGGTGCTGATGTTGAAGATGCACTTCGTCCAATGAAATTGTCTAAAGGGGAAAAGGTTGTTAGTGGCGACTATTCTGCCGCTACTGACAACATCTTCCTGACGTACACAAAAGAAGCCGCAGAGGCAATGCTCGAGAGAACTAGGTTCCAACTTCCAGAGTCGGTACCCAGTTATACTGATGCATTCCTCCGCAAACTCGTTGTGCACTCTTTGACAAAGTCCGTCCTCGACTTAAAGGGTTCCTCCCCAGTTCCGATTACTCGTGGTCAGATGATGGGCCACATCCTATCTTTTCCTTTACTCTGTATTATCAACCGGGCCGCCTCCTGTATGGCCGTCCCTCGTGACTCTTTTATGAGAATCAATGGGGATGATGTCATATTTCCTGCTACTAAGAAGGTGTATACTAAGTGGAAGTCTGCGACAAGGGTCGTGGGATTGGAGTTCTCCATTGGGAAGAACTACTATTCCAGGGATCTGGCGTTGGTGAATTCTGTTTACTGTACCTATTCTAAGGAGAAGGATAGATGGGTTGCACTCGATGTTCCAAATGTGGGACTTCTCAACATGCCTTTAGATAGACAGGTAGACCTCAATAACGGTAGGCAGATACTTCCTTGGGAACAATTGGCACAACTATTCCGTGAGTTTAACAGATTTTCTACATCTGATACACACACGAAGTATTTGTCCATGTTCCGGAAGTATTATCCTATCCTTAGGGGTTTCCCTGGTCCTCTCTATGGACCTGTAGAGTATGGTGCCTTTGGTGCACCTGTCCCACCCAAACATGAGTTCACAAAGAACCAACTTATGTGGATGAATGCACATCGTCTTGGGATATTCAACTACCAAGAAGGTACTCGTAACAGTTTTAGTAAGATCTCAAACCGTTACGAATCCTTCATTGCAATTGAACTTACCAAGGGTATGTACAAGTTTGGTCCTCTGCCTGTTGGAGCGGCCTTTGGCCCTCCAAGAGCGGCAGATGGAATTTTGGACCCATATGCTCGTGATGGTGGTCTGGGATACAGATTGATGGCAATGAGAAGATGGTTTGAGGATCTATCCTCTAACAAACATGTTAAGATATTTGGGGCGAGGAGGTGGAATCACTTTAAGCTTTCAATGAAAGATCAAGGTGGTATCCCCCCCCTCCCTCCAAATTTTCTACACAAGGTGTTAGAGAATAGTACCTGGTCCATGCGTCCTGCATGGCATCGACAGAGGGATACTGTTGGTGTTCGGTATAAGGAAGATGCGTCTTACCTCCATGAGATTTTCCAGGCACAAG